GCTGGGTTTCTTCCATCCATTGCTCCCAACTACCCACTTCCGTGTAGGCACTAACAAAACTATGAGATTGCACCCAGCTCGTCAGTAAGTCCTCGCGCCTGTCAGTCCAAAATTCCTGCGGGCGCCACCATTCAAACAAAGGCAAGTTGCTTTTGCTCGCGTTGCACCTCAAACAGGAAGGGACAAGATTGAATTTAGCAAAATGTGGCCCGCCCTTGCTCTTAGGAACAACGTGATCCAGCGTTAGCTTCTCATGCCATTTTCCGCAATACGCGCAAGCGGGCTGTCCTAAGGGGCCTCGTAATAGATAGTCTTCAAAGATGCTTCTACGGAATTGGCGCTTGGCTTCCCCAGGGCGTAAAACAGACAGAGAATGCAGAAGATTTTCAGGTCCATTGTTTTGCCTCATGAAACCAACATCTTGGCTTGTCTTAGCTTAAAAGACCAAAAGCAAGGGTGCGATAAGTTTAGAATAAGTAAAAGTTTGCCTTTACATCGCAGTGAAAAGTTGGCAGGAACGAGCCGCTGATTTGGCTGTCAGCGTGACGGCTGGGATGCTTTTAGCTACTGGCGGCATGATGATGAGCATCGGCTTCCAACAGGCAAAAATTACTTCGCAAGTTGAGACTATTACTGACAAGCTTGATGGCCTCACAAATAACATGAAAGAATTAGAACTGCGCGTGCGTTCTTTGGAAGTTCGACGCTAAACTTGTAGTAAAGCTTTGGAGATGCTTATGGAACCCGTTGAATGGTTTGTTGTTGGCGGCATTATTGTTGCAGCAGTTGACCAACTGCTTGATTATTCTCCTTGGAAAAGCAACAACGTTTTGCAATTGGTGATTGACGGCTTGAAGACTATTTTCAAAGTCGGCAGGTGAGACCACAAAATGGAGGACATTGCCAATTCATGGCAAGGAATTAGCTCCCATGCGAAAAAGGTGGGAGCACGTTTTCCTGCGCTTGTAGCAGCGCAATGGGCATGTGAAAGCGGCTTTGGCAAGCACTTGTCTGGCAGGAACAATCTTTTTGGTTTAAAAGGAAGAGGTTTAACTGTTGCTACTAAAGAATTTTACGATGGTCAATGGGTGACAATTAATGACAGCTTCATTAATTTTCCTTCTAGAGCCGCATGCGTTGAATATTTAATCAGTCGATGGTATAAGGACTGGGCTGGGCATAAAGGCGTCAACAACGCTGCTGGCAGAAAGGCTGCTGCTTGCATGCTAGAAAGCGAAGGCTATGCCACTGACCCGTCCTACGCAATTAAACTAAATCGTCTAATGGACGAATACGCCCCGCTTTCTCCCATGGCTCCCATTCTGCTTAGTTCTGCAGCGAAATATTACAAAGAAGAACCTCATCAATTAGCAGGGTGGAACTGGCTGCAAGAGGAACTAACGCCGGAACAGTTGGAGGAATTTGCGTCCATATATCGCTCAGGGCCTCCTCCAAAGCCATCTAACCCCTTGAAAGTGCCGTACTTCAGTCAGCGTGACAATGCCTCAGGGCAAGGCATGCGTGAGTGTTTCAGCAGCTCCTGCGCGATGGTGGCAGCGTTTTATGGAAGAGTGAGCAGCGATGATAAGTACAATGAGATTCGCGCTCGTTATGGCGACACTACTGACAGCAGCGCACAAATTAAAACCTTACAAAGTCTTGGCTTAAAGCCTATTTTTAGACAAAATGTCACTAAACAAGAGCTAGAAGCAGAAATCAACGCTGGGCGGCCTTTAGCTGTTGGATGGTTACATCATGCTTCCTATAAGGCTCCTTCTGGAGGTGGTCATTGGAGCGTAGCAGTAGGCTTTAATTCCGCGTCAATTATTCATATGGATCCAAACGGCAACGCCGACATTGTGAACGGAGGGTATAAAGGAGCGACGGGTGGTAAATACGTATATTATGCCAACCAATACTGGCTACCAAGATGGTCCGTAAGGGGAATTGCAGATGGATGGGCTTTATTTATAAGACCATAGACGCTACAGTTTGATTAAAATTTAGAGCAAAATAGAATTAGACTGTCAGGCCATGAAAAAAGAAACCGTTATCAATGCGTTTTGTTACGAAGCAGGAATGTGGGCTGTAACTAAATGGCCTCCTTTTGCTTTGCAGCCATGGTTCAAACTTCTTATGGCTCATTCTCTTCCTTTTTGGACTACATGGAAAACGGCCTTGACAATGAAAGTCGCAGATGAACAAGCCGTTGTATTAGCAGAGCAATGGGAAAAAGAGGAGCGAGATCATCGTGCAGAAGCGCTTGCAATCAAAGCGCAAGAACTATTTCCTAAAGCTACCATCACTGCACTTCCTGATGCTATTGTCCCTTCCGTGATGATCATTCATGAACCGCCTCCAGAAGCTAGCGATGCCGTAAAAGCTCTTGGAGGAAAAATTTGTATCACTTGGCAGCTAAACGGTTAAACTAAGAAAGCAGCATCATTTCTATGGAAGTCGTCCTAGGTCTCGCTTTATTTTCAGCGGGGATGGCTCTCACGGGGCATCTTTGGAAATATCATATTCTTCCGTATCATCCTTCTTGTCCTCTAAAACCTGCCGTGCGTCAAGCGCTTGAAAGATGAGATTATGCAGTTCCATATAGTGATTTAAACCATCGCCATAATCTAAGCCAAAAACGTCATACATGGCCCAACGATAAGAGCCCTTGTCTTTTACTTCGGCTTGATACATAAGCCTACAAATTTGCCTAAAGGCTCGCGTCTTGTCACCGTGATCTGCACTATCCCACCAAGCTTGATCTTCGGCTTCCTCTTGCTTTTGGAAGGCCCGGTAGGCTTTTCTAAGTTTCTCAAGTTCAGGGGAATTTAATAAATCATTCACTTGCCGTTCACTAGCAGCTTTAGCTCTTTCCACTTTTTTAATTCTGTTTGATGGTAGCTTAACCACGAGTCAATAGCCTTGACGATGCCGTCGTAAGCTTTGATGGAAGACTCTTCATTGCACATCAGCTCTTGCAAAGCTTCTCCAATGGCATCATGCTGCTGCTGTTCGTGCCTTTTAGGAAAGTCCATGCCTCAATAGCAGAGGCATTAATCATACCAACTCTCGCCAGCCCAGAAGGCCAGTTACCTTCTCAGAAGCGCTGCATTGCACAGTCAGCATCAGAATGTCACTAACACCATCAATAGTGCGTCCTAAGCTCAAAGCCAAACCACTGTCAGGGGTGAATTCCAGAGCCCCTCTAGAAGATGTCAATCCAGCTCCGATAACCGTGCCTCCGCTGAAGGTGCCGCTGCTCATAGTCTGCACATTTCCTCTCCCATTGTCTGCCTCCAGCCAAGTGCCAGTAACGGTGGGGTTAAGAACAAGGCGCCATTGTGCGACTACATTTGTATTTTGTTTTCCTCCAAGACACACATCCACTTGGCTAGGGATGATCACATTATCCGTGCGACCGCTGACCATACGAATGGCTGCCACCATTGTCTCAGAGGAAATATTTGCAAAGTTAGACGCGCCTCTGCCTGCTATAAAAATAGGACCAGATGGCTGATAACCTCCCTCACTAATTACAGTGCAACACACTTGCTTAAGAGTGGCAGCAGAATCAATAGCAGAAGAATTATGAAGGCGATACGAAACTGGCAAAATAGCCGATGTCATATAAACGCTGTTAATAACATTGGCATGATTAAATTCATGGCAATATACAAATTCTCCGTCCACGACAAAACCAACCCTCACTCTGCCAACGCCTAACCATTCCAAATCAGTGGTGAAAATATTGGCTTTACTAAAATCAAACGATGGGAAAGAATTAATGTTCCATTCGCTTTGTGGCACTACAGTTTCTACTGCTGCTCCACTTACAAAACTACGAATGACTAGCTCAATAACAAGACCATTGGCTCTTACAAAAATGCCATTATTATCATCAAAATATCCTACTTCCTGAACCAATCCTTCTTGCAAAGAGCTGCCTACAAAGCTTGCAAGGATAAGAAGGCTTTTGCCTGATTGATAAGGAAAATATTGACGACTACGACGAAGCGTAGTGTCTCCAGAGGCCGTGGTCGTTTTTAGTTCCAATGAACTTTCATTTATTAAAAAATTAACAGTAGCGCTGCCAGTAAGTTGTTCATCCCATATATCAGTGCGCTTGTCATGGCGCATGATGCTTTCAAATAAAGTAAAAGGCTGACTGAAGCGTTGCCGTGCAAAAGCATCAAACATGCCACTGTCAGGCCCTTTTTGAATGACTTGCCCGCGATGATCAGCTTCTATGTGAGTTTCAAACTGCTCACCACCCGCAATGATTTGACCCATAATTAATCCTCCATTTCAATAGGAAGCCCATTTTCAAGCTCCAAATAAATACCACTTTCCATTAATAAATAAAGACGAGAAATGCCACGTTCTAAAGTCTTACCAATATAGATAGCAATAGCGGAAATCATCAAACGATACCAACAAGGCCAGAGGCAGTGGTGTCAGTAGCGAGCACTCGTTTCACTCGTAATGGAAGAATACTGCCTCCCGCTACATTAGAAAACACTACTGCGCTTGTATCTCCCGAACAAATTAAGCTGACACTACCAGTAAAGCCTACATACAATGCGCTTGTTACAGAAGCTAAGTCTGCACTGTTGTTAGGCGTGACTGTAAAAGCTTGCCCTGCTTGCAATCGTGCAACGGACACTTCACCTTGCACGAATAAGGCGTCGCCCGTGTCATTTTTAATTTCTACTTCCGAGCCGATTTGCACTACAGTGCCAGAAGCTAAGGCAACAGGAAGAGCATTTCCATCTTCGCCGCCTTTGACAAGCAGCACCTCATATTGCTCTCCATTAACAATGCGTTGTGCCACTGCTTCTCCCTCACCTATTTACTCTTATTATAGACCTACGCTTCATTGTGTTCAGAGGCCACTGCTTTTATTGCCCCTGAAATGTTCTGCGGGATGTTCAGTTCTTCCCTGTTGCGCATAAAAATAAGTCAAGACATGAAAAAGGCTAGCCCGTAAGCCAGCCTTCTGCATGGTCGCTGTTGATTATCCTTTTCCTTGCCCTCGAAGCTTTTTCCTGCCGTGATTAGGCTTTGA